TCAAATGGTACTGATTGACTTACCACCACAGTTGGATCTTTTGAAAACCCAACCAACCTAAATTCTTTTTTACCAGTAAACTTTGTTCTATCCAACGAGAAGTCATCTAAAACTGTACGAATAATAAGATCTTTACTGTTCACCGATACTGATAATGTGTCTAACAAATCAAGTGTGACCATATCTATTTTACGTGGCTTACCTGTTAAATTACCAGCATTTGTAAGTCTATCAATAGGCATTGTTTCCAAGGTTACATCGAAAGCAAATCCAATAAATGCAGATGTAATTTCTTTAACAGATGATACATCTACATCGCCACTAGCAACAGTAAACTCACCAATAAAATCTGTCCCACTAACAACCTTAACCACTGCACCATTTGCAAAATGTGAACTAACATCAAAAACACCAGCCGATCCTGAAAACTCGTCTGCAAAATCCATAGGCATAGTTTCTAAAAATTCTTCAAGATAATAGCGATTTGTTCCATCGCCTTCATCTCTCATACAAATGCAAAACACTCTACGATCTACTACAGTTACACTATGGAATTTTTGATTGGCTTTTGTACTCCACAACATCCAACCTGCACGTTCTTCTGATCTTGCAGAATAAAACACAGATATTGTTCCATCTGGGTTTACAAGGAAACAATATGATTCTTGTCCATTAAACCCACCCTTAATAGATGCGATATCTGTTGGGTCAAGCATCAAATGTTCTGCGGTAATAGAAACATTGCTTGTATTGTATGCTTGCTCACGCTCACTATAAATATATGAACCAAGCATTTTTCCTGATACCTGGACATACAACGTATCACCATCAAACGGCTGTGGTTTTAATAGCGAGGATCCAAATGGTGTTTGTTTTTTCAACCTTGCATTAGAAGGCGTAATTGGTCTGTCTTGAAATGAAGGTATGAATGATTCCGCACTTACAGAAAATACTTGTAGGTCACGATTAGATACCAAGTGTCTGATATGTGAAAACTCACCAAAGTTAGAGTTTAAATCAATGCTATCATTATCTGCACCAGATCCTACATCAAAGTTAAAAAAGAAATTCGACTTTGATCCCCAGATATGATTTGGCTGTGAGGTTGTACCACCAAAAAACAAACGTCCTTCATGAAATGCTACAGCCGAGGGAAACCCACGAACTGATGAATATGATTGTTCAAAAAATTCAGAAGTTGCGGCTGTCGAAGCAATTGTTCCGCTTCCCCCACCTATTGCAGATGCTGTTGCCGCCGCGCCTGTTGTAAACTCAAATGTATTTTGATCAATTACAGTAGAAACACTGCGAGATCCTTCAATATTTGCCGCAGAAATTCCTCCAAGAGTGCCAACTCTTGCTACTGTTATTGAATCGCTAACTGATAATCCATGATTAACTAATGTAATACGAGCAACACTTACACCTTGAAATACTTCTACTGAATCAGGAAGCAATGTTCGTTTAATTGAACCAGTTACATCTGCCGTAACAGAAGTAGCGCTTGAAAATGTTTTGATTTCTACAGGTGTTTCACCAATCAAAAAATACGCGCCAACATGCCCAGATACAAAATAACTAGAACTTGCTGTTAAAGTAATCCCATTACCAGATACAGCTGATGGAGTTATTGTAATGCCAGTTGCATCAAATTTATAATATGGCTGTAGTGGTGAATCATCGACACCATTATTATCAAATGTAAACGTAGAAGAAGTAAATGTATTCAGTGCAGTTCGTTTTATTACTTTTGGCATAAATGTTTCATGGCAGATTATTGTAGAATCTGCTGTTGATGCCATTGTCAGCGCCTGTAATTTAGCTGTAGTCCACGGACAGTTAGTTGACCCTGTTAATGATGTTGAAAGTGAAACCGCACCGGTAGTGGGATTTATAAAAAAGATATCTAGTTTTTCATTACTAAATACAAAAATATATTGCTCGTCATCTGAAAATACAAAAGGCTCTGCTCTCATTTCAAGAGCATTGGATGTATTTACTGTATTTGAAAATTCATGAACACGTTCAGTGCCAGGTCGTTTTTTAACACCACCTTGATTAATTACACGTAAATTACGTACTTTTTTTGCACCTGATTGGTACACTTGCGTATCAATGCGCGATGTAAGAGATGGGCTTAATTCACCAAATGTAAAGCTGTTAATAGGTATAGTAATTTTAGGCATTAACTTTGCCTTTCAGTGATAAACCTCGAAGTAATAAGTTTTCTTGTTGTTTGTTGTTGTGCATCATTATTTCGTGCTTTTGCCATAAGCTGAGTAGCTTTAATTTCCATGAGTTGAGTAAGTCCCGAATCCCTAGCAATAGCACTGGCAAAAATACCAGCCATTGCATATTCAACTGCTATAGAAAAATAAGAAGGCCAATCCACCTCACTTGCTCTAAAAATAAAATCTGCAATTACGGTATCATTTTCAGATGAATCACTAAAAATCTTATCGCCATATACTGTGTAGTTTATTGGATTGTCGTTTACAGTTACTGCATTCAACATCAAAAAATTAGCTGGTAACTGATGGGCAACATCAAATCGCCCTGTTGGTTCATCTGTTAATCTTGCTAACTGAGCCTGGTCAGTTGCAAATCTCCATCGACAGTTAGTCAAACTAGATCGTGCAACATCTTCATACATATTAGATGCTACAAGTGCTTCTGTTGTATTGTCTGAAAACGAAGTAATAGGCTCTGCTCCAATAAGAATCAAAGCCCTTGCACAAATATCTATAGATGAATTTGATGCTGTCGATGTCATAAGGTCAAAGGGGGGATTTCTCCCCCCTCATCCTAATTAGTCACTGTCTGTTGCAGTTACAGTAAGACCATCAACTACGTCAATAGCCGATGCTGTTACTGAGTTTGCATAAGTCAGTGTGACAGCAGGTGTTCCACCTGTTGACGTTACAGCAACAATCACATCATTTGCACCAATCATACCTACTGCATCATTAAAATACCCTGCGGTATTTACAGTAGCAATAGTATCAGTGGTTGTGTAATGCCACAGGTTTACACCTGAAGCTGATGCGAGATTGGTAAGTCCTGAAGCCGCATATGCCATAATGCCCTCCTATGAATTATTGTCTAGAAGTTCATAGACACCATTGTCATCAATAACAACAGCACCCATCGACATATGAGCAGTAATCAAATGCGCTACTTTTTGTAGCTACATCTGATCCAACAGCCAGACCAACAGCAGATGTATGGTAAGCAAATGACTTACCAGCAGAAACTGCTGATGTTGAGAAAATCTTGAATCCAAGAAATTCTTTCATTGTCATACCGCCAGCAAACGGAAGATTTTGCTCACCCACAAAGTCACTTGATGCAAACTCATTAATATTAAACAAGTCTGCGTAACCTTTGGAGTTCATTGCAATATAACGTCCACCATCTTCAGGTATGTCTGCACCACCAAATGTCTCAAAAGTTTGAAGCAAGTCAGCTTTTTCAAGAGCCGAACTTGTGTCATGGATTTGAGTGCTATTAGCACCGGCATCCATAGCAGTCACAATCAACTCATCAGTCTTTCGACCAAGAGCATATGCCGCCGATTGTGCAACAGCTTGACGCTCATCAATATTTGTTTTGAGTTCGTCAAGTTTGTCGATGTATTCGGGAGCAAAATGATCCGTCAGAGTTGCAGTTACATTTGTATGTACAAGCTCCATGCTTGTTACATCACCGTTCCGAGATTTGGTATTAGCAACGCCTTTACCAATTTTCTGGAAACGTGCAGTTGATCCAGTAACGCCTGAAGCTTGACGTACAGTGTTGCGAAGTTTCGAACCCATACGCTGATAAGCTAAATGCACTTCTGTTTCAAACTGCGTAATAAAGGCTTGATCTATTGTATTAGCCATTTTTACAGTTCCTTAAACAAAGTTTCACTTAAGGCTTGGTTGTCCGATTTTCGCATCATCTGGTTATCCCATTGGGGCCATCCGCTATCTACGGGCCGCACACAATGAAATAATTACACTATCTTGATATTTTTGCAAATCCTTCTGTGACTTCTTTTACAAAATTATTATCGCGTTGTGTTGGATTCCAATAACGTGGGTCACGCATTTTTTCTTCAAGCTCTGCTTTTGTAAGAGTAGTTGGTGCAGTTGCATCACCTGACATTGATTGCTGTGATGTCATTTCCATAAGAAACTCTACCAGTTCTACCCCTTCAGCACTTTCACCAATGCGTTCCAATACTGGTGCAAACTTTTCAGGAATATGTTTTTGAAACCAAAGAGCAGCCGCTTCAATACGTGCATTACCATTGTCACCCAGCTTTTCAATTTCAGCATCCATATCAATGCCATCTGCTGTAAACTTCTCCAGACCCTCATCAAATTCTTCCTGACTAAATCCATTAGTCCACGCAAAATTTGACCACCAATCCATAAGAGGATCAGTTGCAAACTCCTCATAGCCTTCTTTAAGTTGGTAGTCACCTGCACTTTCAGGTCTATCAGCCAGGGCTTCATTTTGAATTTCCTCAAGCAAAGAACTTTTCAAAGTTTCTTGATCCTTACCAAGTTTACTTTCAAGGCTTGAATATGCTGTAGCCATATCCTCTGCTGATTTAAATTTTTCTGGTAGCCACTCGGGACGATCTGTAACGACTGTTTCGGCGGCAGGTGCTTCTACTGTTCCTTCAACAGTTTCTGCATTATCTGGTGCTTCACTCATCTCTAGTTACCTTTTCTGCATGAAGTTTACGTCTTTCAATTAGACCTACAAAATAACGTTGTCCTTCAAGATGCCTAAGTTCCTGATCAGAAATATTTGCGCCAGTTACTGCATCAATAGTAA